GCCAAGGATTACATCGTTAAGTTCTAGTGATGATATGCCACCTTTAGCAGCAGATTCTTTACCCTTGAGGATAGTTTGAAAGTCTTTTAGTTCAGCATCAGTTGGCTTCTCATTGAATAGAGATAGAAACTTATCAGTTAAGATAGCCTTAGATTCAGATGCATCAGTGTATCTAACCTTAGGTGCTACTTCAGTATAGCCAGATGTTTGAAGGAAGGTCTGAACCTTCTTATCCTTCTTAGCCAGGTTGATAACATCTTGGATATTACCAAGACCTCTTTGCTCACCAACTGCAACTAACTTAAGAAGAGCATTAAAGTCTTCAGCAGTAACAGTTCCATCACCTAGTGGGTTAAAGTTCTTTGGATATAGATTCAAAGCCTTCAATTGCTTCTGTAAAGCAACACGGTCCTTAGGTGGTAAGTTCTTTATATATGATTCTTGGAATCCAGCAGGGTAGATAACAGTTGTAATAGGCTTGCCCGATGCATCCTGACCTCTTGAAACACCAGAGATTACATCACTTTTCTGCGCTGCAGTTCCGCCTAGTTTTGGAAACAGTTTCTGTGCTGCTGCTATTGCCTCTGCGCTGACAGCGCCTGGGGTCGTTGTAGTTTTCTTTGGGTCAGCCATTAGTTACCTTCCAATTCATTAGCGAAGAATGCATAGAACATCTTCTGGAAATCAGGATTATCTCTGACAATCCACACTGCTTGCTCTGATAACAAGTCTCTTACTGTCTGCTCGTTAGCAGCACCAGTAAACTTCTTCTTGCCTAGGCTATCTAATGCTGCTTGACGTATATACATATAGTCACGCAATGCTGTGATAGATGGCACATCTGAGAAGCGTTCATCTTTAATAAGAGTTTCTAGTTGAGCGACAACTCGTCCACGCTTATTAGGGTCAAACTCAACTACTGGACCACCACCCATAGAATCCTTTAGATACTGGAGTGCTACCTTGTACTGGTCTTTATCGAGTTCTCCACCGTCGACCTTGGTCATCAGTGCATCACGGGCTGCGTAGTAGCGTTGTCCATTAACCTTCTCTAAGATTTCCTTAGGGGTTAACTTCTTCTTAGTATTGTTTACTAAGTTCCACTTGTACATTTCCTGTGACAATCCACCACCAGGCATTACATAACCCCATACATCTGTGTACTTAGATGCAACATCTGGGTTATCTACTACGAATTGGTATGAATCCCAGTTAGATGGACCATTGCCTGTGCTTGAACTAATGAGTGCAAATGCTTGTGATGGACCATATAGGTTAAGGAAGTCATACCAAGCCTTATTCCAATCACCATCATTGTTATTTAGAATCTCTTGAAAGTCGTTATAGAGAGCCATATGTGTAGTGGCATCGCCATTCTCATCCTTTGCTAGACCCTTAGAGATAAGGGCAGCAGGGGATACAAGACCTACAACACCACGCATAATTGACTGCCAACGTGAGAACATATCAGTATCTCTGACTAACTTAGCCTGGTCTTCTGCATCATCAAGATTGTAGTTTCCACCACCTGCAAGGTATGACATAACTGGCTTGAAGTTAGAAGCATAGTTCTCTTCGATACCCATAGCGCCACCTAGAACACGGTTCCAGTTAGCAGGAAGGATTGCTGATTGCAAGCCTGAACTAAAGTCAACTCGACCAAATGGGAACAACCAGTTCTTTACGCCTTCAGGTAGATTATCAACAAATCCTTGATTGAATGTACCAAGTAATGAGATAGGGATAGTCACACCTGGACCTACACCTGGAAGAATAGAACCTGCACCAAGTGCAAAGTTAAATGACATAGGGTTGGCAGCAAATGCCATAGGTGCTCCACCTTGGCTTACGCCAGGTGTTGCAATGTTGGCAAGTTTAGACATCACTGTGCCAGCAAATGGCACCCAGAATAGACGCTGACCTGAATCAGGGTCATTAAAGAAGAAACCTTGCTTAGGGTCATAGATGTCTCGTGCATCTGTTACCTGATAGATAGCAGATGACTCTGGCTTTTGTAACCATTCAAGTGTTTTTACACCCTTGTATAGTTGACCAGGGTTCTCAAGACCAATCTCTGACCACTTTCTAATGGTGTCTTCCCAAGCATTAGCAAATGGTGCAACAAGTCGCAACTGATGGAAGATAAGACGCTTCTCTTGTGCGTTGTAGAACAAACCCTTAACCTTATTACGGGCATAAGTATCTGCATACTCGTGTGCTTCTTTTAATGTCAGTGAACCAGTACCGTCTGAAGCCTTGAATGCGCTCCATACTGGATGCTTTGAACCAATGTTCTTACCTTGGAACATCAAAGGCTTTAGTGAGTTCTCTGCGACTCCTTCTAATGCCTTTACAGCGTCAGCATCTAGTGCTTTGGCTAATGTATTGATAGCCTCCCAGTATGCTTGACGGAACTCTGGACCAAAGGTTGAATTTTTTTCAAACTCTGTAGCCTTCTCAAAGAACATATCTACGAAACTGCGCTTTTCTGTAGCACCTTCGATGTAAGCCTGGTTACGTGTTGGGACATTCATCTCAACACCGTCCCAATTGCCAGCCTTACTAAAGGTGTCGCGGAGGGTTTTAGCAAATTCTTCTTGCTTTGCTAGTAGTGCCTTCTTACCAGAACGCATTGCCTTAGCATTTTGAATAGAATTTGTAGCCTCATCACCAGCGCGAGGGATTCTGTATACAACACCAGCAACTGTTGTCTTGCCACTTTGAATCATTTCTAGCAAAGACCTGTTTCCACCCGCTGCTTCGTTAACACGAGCAAGGACTGAAATGTCTTTACCATCTTTGGCAGACTTTCCTGTGTACAAATATTGACGTAATCCGTCAGGTGAGCGTAAGAACGCAGCAACTTCATCACTCTGTGCAGAAGCAAAATTATCTAGTGTCTTTCTTCCAGCACCAGTCAAGAAATAATCAATGACTGCATCTTCACGCTTGACTCCATTGGCAATTGCCTGAGCAACTGCAGGTGGGTTATACCCAGCAACAACACGTGATGTCTCATCTGAGTTAAGAATACGCAATGAGTTGGCTAAGCCATCAAAGAAACGCTTGTGTCCGAATGGAACTTTACCGACACCCTTAAACTGAAGTACCTTAATAGCACGGTCATCAAATGCACCTGTGCGGTTAGCAGTCATTAGGTCAACATATGAGTTCTTCATATTGTGACCGAGGGTTTCGTCAAGCACGTCAGCGATGTCATCTCCAGTAGAGAATGATTCGTTGAATACTGTGTGACGGTATGTATCGAACTGATTGAGTGTGCGTCTTAAGACACCACCATCTTCGCGTCCAAGCCACATAGCAACTGCCATACCTGGGTTATTAAAGAATGAAATATGACCAGTACCGAATACACGAATCTGCTCTTCAGCAATGTTACGAATGATATAGGCAGGACGTACCAACTGTAGGTTCTTCCAGAAATCATTAATAGCAATATCTGCGTACTCTGTTGACTTGCCAAGAATCTTTGACTTAGATAACTTAGAAGTTAGACTTAAAATTTCTTTAGTTGGTGGCAAATAGATAGTTGAGTTAAGAAGTTCAGAGCCAAGGTGTGGACCTTGTAAAGTTATCTGCTCACCTTTGAGTGTTAGGTACTTAAGTTCAGCACCAGCAGCGTGACGAGTTGCCCAATAATTGGACATCAGTTCATTGCTATCCTTGAATGCTGTTGTAGCCTTGCGGAACGCTGGCTGTAGGTACTCAGGAACCTTGGCTGCACTCTGTTGGAATACTGCTTCTAGTAATTTGACAGATGCAGCATAACCAGCAACTGATGCAGATGGTGCAGTAGCAATCTCTTCAATAATATTATCTAAGACAGCCTTGTCTAACTTGGCTGCAACGCCAAAGTCTTCTGCTGCTCGGAGCATTTCTTCTCTATCGTGGATATTAATGATAGAGCCAGACTTAACTTTAGTCTTGTACTCACGTGATACAAAATCTTTAACCTTTGCAGAACCTGAAAGTGCTGCTTCAAATACTGCAGCAGTTCTCTTATGTTCATTAATGCGTGACTCAACACGTGCTCCAACTCCAACTAGATACTTTCCTAGTGGTGCTGCGAATTGAGTACGGTCAGCAATGCGTGCGCCTGTGCGCTCAACAATTCCTGGGCGCAGTGCGCCTTCCATAATGTCACCCCTTTTAATATAAGGAGCAAGGATGTCAACAACTTCTTCTTTGTTAGTTGCAGCAGCAAGTCCACGTGCAGTATCTGAATCGATACGTCCACCTGATTTACGCCAGATTACTTTCCAGTCAGTCATATCGACTAGACGGTCAACTGCAATAGTTCCATATCCGCCTGTAAGAAACTCAGCAATTGCTTGGTAATCAAGTCCACTACGTTCAAATGAGTTAGCAACTCCTGTGCGCTCACGCACGGCACTTTCCCAAGCATTTAACTTCTCGTCAAGAGTTGATGTAGCATCAGCAAGTACGCGAGATAGATTCTTCTCTGCGGTAATTTTCTTTACAGAATCACGTGAAGCAATCTCACGAGCACGAGCAGTAATTTTTGCATTGCGTGAACGCTCTGCTACTTGCTTTGCTGAGTAAGCCTTAGCCTCTTTAGCCTCTGCAAGACGACGCTTAGCAGAATCTACTGCTTGTTTAGCAGCAGAAAGAATGTCATCAGTAGGAATCTCATTCTTAGCAAGTGCTTGTGCTTCAGCGAGTCGTGTCTTAAGTGTTTCAATTGTATTAGACAACTGAGCAAGTTCATCATCAGTTGTCATAGCGATGCGACCTGCTGCTAAGGCTTCTGCCTTGTCAGCCTGAAGTTGGTCAAGAATCTTTGTCTGCTTAATGATGGCACTTTCAGTGCGAGCAACTGTTACTGGAGCCTTAGCGGTAGCAGTAAGTTCTTTAAGTGCAGCAGTAGCATCAGCAATCTCTTGCTTTGACTTTGCCTCAATTGCAACAATTTCATCTAGTCGACCCTGTGCAGCGCGGACAGAAGTATTTGCTTTAATTGCTTCTTCTGCTTTTCCAGACCAAGCATTACGTGCATCTACTGCTTGTTGCTTGTAGTCACCAAGTTTAGAGTTCTTGATTGCATCTGCTTGCTTTACTGCAGCCTTACGAGCAACACTTTCTTTTTTCAAAGCCTCTTCAAGAACTGCTGCTTCTTGTTCAAACTTTGCAGCAACACCCATAGCACCAGCAACACGCTCTTGCTGTGCAAGTTTGCGTAGTTGTTTTACTCTTTGTGCTTTAGCAATACCTGGGTCAGTTAAGAATGAACCTGCAATATCTGAAGCAAGATAAATTACTGCGCCCCATTTTGTTTCTGGGCTTCCAACTGGAGACACAGCAAAGACTGCATCACCAAAAAATGAACGTGGCTGATAGCCAATTACTTTACCTTTTGAATCACGGACAGCAACCTTAGCAACATCAAGTGATGCCTGACGAACAGCGTGTCCAACGCCTGTTTCTTCAGATACAAAGAATCCTTTACCAGTCTCAATATTGATAAGTGGATTTTGCTTTGCTTTAATCTTCTCAACGCTGTCATTAAATATTTTACCAACAACAACTTGGTTAGTAATATTTGTAGCAACCTTTGCTTTTTCTTCACCACTCATAAATGGGTTCATATTCAACCCAGTAGCAACACCGCTAATTACTCCTCGGTCCTGGACTTCATTAACAACGTTTCTATATGTTGCATTGATAGTCTGAAATGGAACAGCAATAACTGTTGTAGCGCCCTTGATGGCTCCTTTGACTCCACGCCAAAAAATACCACGCTTAGTTGCATCAAATTCTTCTTGCTTGCGCTTTTGAGCAACAACCTTTTGGTCAGCCATACGTGCTTCACGAGTATCTGCATCAATCTGAGCAATGCTTTTTGCAACGCCACTTTGTGCGTCGACGTTAAGATTAGACAATGAAGCAAGAACGCCAGGAGACATAAGGTTTCCTTGTGCATTCTTGATAATTGCTGCAGCCTGGGCTGGATTAACGGCAGAAGCCTGAGCAAAAGCAGCCTGTGCTTTGTAATCTTCTTCAGTCAATACTTCGCTTACGCGGTTACTGAACTCTAGTCTGCCATTATTAAAAGTGTACTTTCCCGCCACTAGGCACCTGCTTGCTGTCGGGCATCAATAGTTTCTACTATGTAGCGCAAGTCTTCATTGCGCGGGTTCTGTGCGTATAGGGCACGAATAACATCAACTGATGGGTCGCCCTCGTAAGGAATCTTAACTGGCAAAGGATTAACTTCGCGTCCCGCGTCGTCGCCAAATGGCATACCGTAAGTAATTGAGCGTTCAGGAGTTTCAGATGGGTCAGTGATTCTTTTTATCTCTGGCAAAGCAGGAAAGTTTTCAGCAGTATTTGTTTTCTTAACTGCAGCATTACCTGTCACACGGCTCTGATTAACTTCTTGATTCTGTCCATAAGGAAGACCTGTGTAATTAAGGTCAGCGACTCCGCTTTGACCTGCTCCGCCTACTCCTGAAACATTTGCAGGGTTATTCTGCGCTGCTGTAGGGCGGTCTCCGCCTCTATTTTCTGGTGCAGTAGTCATTGCGCCTCCTACTTAGTTTCTTGTTCAAGAATGTGAAATGGAGCAGATGTTCCATTGTTATTGATTGCTGCAATTCTCATTGCATCTAATATTGATACTCCAGCGTGGAGCGCACCTAGTGCGTAATCTCCGCCAGAGCCAACTGCATAAAATCCTGTATCGTTCATAGCAACTGCAAAATCGCTATCAATTTCAAATATAGTTCCATTGATTGCAATAAGTAGTTGTAGTTCAAACTTATTGTCATCATCACTTGAGCCTTTATTGAACTCAATACCAGCATCAACTAATGTTGTCTTAAGTGATGGTGCTACTTTGTTAATTACAAACTCATAAAGATTTTGTTTTGCTTTTGCTGTAACCATTGGTGGGTTCCACCCGTGGAGAGTAACTTGCAAAGCACGATAGTCACCAGCACCGCCGATAATATAATTACCACGCTCTACTGCTTTAACCATCTCAGGGTGTGTATAAACTTTTCCACCCTCTGCTACACGTGAATCACTTGCTATGACGCAACCATCTGCGTTCTGTACGCCTACGATTGTTGTCATTGTCCCCGCCTTGGTTATCTACGCGTAGTTGTGGTTGCTACTCTTGCTGAACCTTTACCACTTGATGTAAGTGATGAGATTAATGTTTGAATATCTGGACGTTGCTGAGGTTGAATCTCTCCTCCAGTTGGCTGTCCTGCTGCCATTTCTGGGGAAGGAGCGCCTCCTGCTGGAGAAGCGGTGGGAGCAGGGGACGGTTGCTCAACCATAGGTGCTGCCCCAGCAGGAGGAACCTGTTGCTGCGGAGCGAATGTGGCTTCAATAGCGTCTTCGAGAGCAGTGCCCTTTTGACGTGCCTTGATAACCGCAGCAATCTTATTCACGAGTTCTGATGGGTCCCCACCTGATGCAGCCATCTGTGGAATCGCTTGAGTCATAGCAGTAAGTGAACCGAGAAGTGCTTGACGCATATCTTCGATTTCAATCTTTTCTAATTCTTGTGTCACATTGACTGTGAATGGAAGTTCTCTCATAGCCATATCTCGGCTGATGAGTTTTCCTCCAAGTGCTTGAAGCATAAAGATAAGACCTTGCGCTGGATTAAGACCAGCAAGCATACCGTAGCGAACGTCAGCAGAAAAGTCCTGCTTGATGTCTTTGCTTGGCTTGTATGTAATTTCATAAGGTGAACCTGAATCTACTCCACGAATTGTTTTTTCCTGAGGGAATAGAACTTCATCTGTTTCAAAACAAATTTGAATAACATCACGAAGTGCTGCAGCAAAGATTGCTTGTGCAGACTTAACTTGTGTATCAAAGGCACCCATAAGCGCCTGTACACCTTGTCCCGTAACTACTGATGCACTGATGTTTCCTGTTCGTCCTTCAGGATAACGAGCACCAACACGAAGTTCAGAGTTGAGAAGTTGAGATTCTGTAAATGCGCCTTGAGGAATGTTTAGTTCTACACGGCGTACACCTGCTGGATTGTTTGTACGGATAACCGCATCTCCACCAAGTTGCAACTCTTGTACATCCGAAGGAAGTACGATAGGTGCCTGTACAGATTTCTCTGCTGCTTCCATTGCAAGCAATGCGAAGCGGTTGCGAAGCAATTGAATACCAAGGATGTCGTCAAATTGTCCACGTAGTTCGCCATCAATAGATGGTTTACGTGCAACAACAATCATCATCTTTCCAAGGGGATTTGATGCGTGAGACAGAATTAAATCTGCCTTGCTTGGAATGTAGATGACTGACTGGTCTTTGTCGTAATAGCGAATCATCTCAACCTGAGCAGTCAAATCCTGGTCGTAGCCTCGTCGTCCGAGTAACTGGGATTCGTAATCAGGGAACTGAGATACGAGTTCGCCTAGCGTCATTGCATATCGCTTTGCAAATGCCACACAACGTCCATAGCGGTCAAACTCTGGGTAAGCACCCACTGGGTTTTCTATGCGGATTCGTGGCAGTTTTGCGTCTTCATCCAATTCAATTACGAACGGGAGGAAACCATATGTGATGTACCAGTCAGCACCTTGGTACATCTGTACAGCAAGGTCTGAGTGCTGGAAGTAGTTCGATGCGATACGTGTGCGCTTGTCAGCGAAAGAACGTGCACGGTCATTGACCGCGTTTGCTGCAGAGCAGTTAACTGCAGGAAGTGGAGCCATAACCTCAGAGAGGTCACGGGCTACAATGTCGATAAAGTTAGCAACTACGTTGGCAGATACGCCCTCTGGGAAAAAGTCAGGATAGACATCAGCAATTTTTCCACGGCGGACTGCGAGTACGTCAAGGTTACGCTGGTCGCGTTCTCCGTTGAGGTGGCGTAGAGATTCAACTCTCGCAAACACCTGCTTCATTGATAATGCCATTGTTATCCTATCCGTATTGTTGCGACCACTGGTCAGCGATTGCTTCATCTAAATTGATAGAGCCTCTTTGTGCCCTCTGTGCTCGTGTTGCCCAGCGATTATTAGTGTAAGAACCAATCCGTGTGGACTGTTGCATTAGTTCGCGGATGCGAATGACTGCAAACCACAGTGCCATTACGCAGTCTGTAGGGTTTCGTGTGTCAGGTTTCCAGGTAATCAACTCTTGAACTAATGTCTTAAGACCTTCAGAGCCTTCATTACTTGGTAGTTCAATCAGGTTGTTATCCTGGAATCGTCCATCTCGTGTGTTGCCGAACAGCATTGCCATTGACGCTACACCGAAAGAGGTGTCCCACTTATTCTTGCCAGTAAAGTGCGAGTTGAGTTGGCAACCGTGAGAGGCTAAATAGTTTCTCAAGTTGTCATCTAGTGCATAAGCCTTCTGGTGTGCGTTGATTTCAATACGCAGTTCTTGTGGCTTGTACTTAACGACCCATTCTTCAATCAGGTCTTGAATCTTTTGCGGTGATGGTTCGGTCATATTGACACAATCCAAAACGTAAATCTTTCCATCTGCCTTGTTGTAGGTACAAACAACTGCACCTGTAGCACCTGCCATAGCAGGGTCAAGTCCTATGATGGTGTAGGCACCTTCTATGTATTGAGGATGTCCTGGAACTCCAGCCTTTAGCGGACCTCGTTTACGCATTCCGTTGACGGAACCTGCGATACAGGAGGGAGAAAAGATTGAGTCTTCTGTGACATCTTCTTGCTGGTAGACCATAGCCCATACTGACGGGGATACCTGAGAGCGTCTCTTAAAGAGAGAAGGTCCATCCCACTTGGGAAAATTTCCATTAGGTAATGCGTCGTCCTTATCGTTTTCCTGGCGGTCAGTTTCTGCCCATAGGGTCTTCCAGTTTTCAGGCTTCTCATCAAATTCTAAAACGGCTGGCATAGCGCAGTAAGTAAAGGGAGAAACTCCACCTGACCACTGCCCAGCATCTCGTAGCATCTTGTACAAGTCAACTGGTGCCACTCTGGTTCCAACGATAATTAACTTACCGTGTCGACCAAGACGGGTGATAACTTCTTTCTGAAGCCATTCCATCTGCTTTTCCCACTCGTGGGCATTGGTACCCATCACGGCATCGTCGACGATAATCAAGTCAGCACGAGCACCGTAAATCTGAGAACCGATACCTAAGGCTTGGACCGTAGGGTCCTTCTCGCCAGAGTCGCGTCCTGTTCCCAGGTAAATCATATCTGCCGCCCACTGGGTAGCATCCTTCTGGTAACCCCCATTAGGACCGAAAGCGGTCTGGAGTTTCATATAGGCTGGGTGGCTTAATCTTGTTTTAATCGCACCAAGGAACTTACGAGCCATACCCTGAGTCTTTGAGACAATGATGACTCGAATGTTAGGGTTAGTGACGATTCGATAGGTCACATAGTTAGTCGTGATAGTTGTCGACTTGGCGTGCTCAGGCGGTACGTTGATAAGTACACGGTCAGGGTCGCTAGGTTCATAAGTCATACCTGCGGGTTGCCATCGGGGTTCTACCCCATCGATAAGGTCTAGCCAGTTCAACTGGTGAGGAAACATCTTAGAGTCGAGGAACTGTTCACAGAAGTCGGGGAAGGTAATATCCTTGAGTTCTTTCAGGTCAGCCTTGACCCCTTTGCCAGCAAGTCGAGCCTTATCAGCCCGTTCCTTGAAGTCAGCATCCTGCATTGACCATTGTCTAAAGGTTACATCGTTACGACCTACGGCTGCCATAGCAGCGGTAATGGTCGCACCTTGTTCCAGAAGTTGGAGCATTCGCTCCTGGGCTTCCTTCTTGGATATGTTCTGTATCCCTGGCTTGCGCCCTCTGTTTGCCATTGTCAGTGTCCCTAATATCGGTCTAATAACGCTATTCGCCGAACGGCATAACTCTGGCGTTTACTCAACATTAGTTCAGTTAGTTATTTATATATTATAACTAACGAACGAGCGTAGTCCCAAACGAAGCGAGTTCGTTTAGAACTTGTAATGTAAATCATTACATATAAGATAACCTGTTGGAAGTGCCTAAACCGAACACTAGGTTCGGATATATTTTAAGAAAGTGCCCCTCTGGGGCTAAAAGTGCTGGTCAGAGTATATATTACCCCCCTGAATATAACAGAAAATTATGATGGAAGACATATATATACACCTGACTACGTTTCACAACACCCTGGGTCATAACTAAACACTGACATCCTTTTGTCTATTTGTCGACAATCATTCACTGACTAAGTTACCGACTAGTAACAAGCCCCGACGGGGGCATCTCATTTATAACATTTCTTTATAATGGAATTACGAAACACTTTTGTTTCTTTATTAATGGAATTTGA